CATGTCTTTTGCAGTGCGATCTGAACAAACTTGCCATCGTCGATCAACATCGTCTCGCGCACCGTATAGGCCACGCTATCGACCGTGATCGAATTGCCACGAATCAAGCTGCCAAAATTGGATGTCCGCGCAGTCAGCGTGTAGTCAGTGCTAAGCACCATGCCATCGCTCAGGATCTGGCTCGGCATATCTAAGATGCCATTAGCAGTAACGGCGCCAGCTGTGCAGCTGACGCCGAAGTCTGCTAGGAAGATGTCCAGATCTTCCGTGATCGCCATCAGCTGTACTTCTTGGAGCCCAATCCGACGATTGTCACAGCGCCGGCACCAGTGCCGCCTGCAACCGTTACCACTGCCTTAATAAACCGCTTGGTGTTGTCAGAGTTGACCGAGATCTTCTGAACCGATGCGGTGTTGGCAGCAGTGATTGTGAACGCGCCACCGGTCACATCGGTGTAAGTTCCACCTGATGTGTCAGATTCGGTCAGCTTGCCAAGGTAGGTAACGCCAGCGCTACCAGCTTCGGCGCAAAGGATCACAGCAATGTCGCCTTCATAATCCACCAAGTCGATGGCGGTGCTGGCGGTGACAGTAGCTGTCACCACATCATTGGGCAGGAAGTTGAGGACCTCAGTTTTGGTCCCAAGATTAAGAATGGTCATGGCTTAGTCCTCCGTCTAGTGGGTTGTGATTTTGATGCAGGTTCAGGCTGCATCGCCTGAATTATTTCAACTGCCACCTTGGCAGTCGCAATAGCTTTGCCAATGCCGATCAAAAACCTGGCGTCAGAAGGGGAGGCCTCAACGACCTCCCCAATCCGAACTACCTGGCCCGCCAGCATTGTTTGCCGTAGGACCTCGATCAACATGATCAGAGGGTGTTGTTGCCGCGGCTGAAGGATTCAGGATGGCGAACAGCGATGTCCACGTCCTGCATAGCCACAACGCGCACGGTGCCCGATGTGCTGTGGGTGTAGGGGTCCACCATCAGATCCAAACCGGAGAAGTAACCAATGATCAAATCGGCAAAGTTGCCAAACCACAGATCATTGGCTGCCACCTGGTTGGAAAGCACGCCGGGGTAACCGTTGACTTCGCCATTCTCCATGATGAAGATGCCGGAGCCAGCGTCCTTCTTCGTGGTCTTCAGGTTGCCGCGCATTGCAGCGTTCATCAGATAGACAGGGTTGCCCATCAATGCGTTGGCGGTTGCCACGTCGCTCTCAAGCGCCACCACCTCAGCGAAGGTAGGAGCATCATTAGCGAAGTCTTCGGTGTTGATGCCGGTGGTTAGCTTAAGGCCGAGGGGCTCGCTGTTGCTACCGGTGCCGTAAAGGCCAGACAGGTCAATCTTCAGGGCAAGAACAGTGGCCAGATCGGTGCGGATCATGTTCTCCACGTCGATGCTCGACTGGAGCATCAGGCGGCGGCTGTAGTCAGTGAAAGCGGCAACCGTTTTAGGGGTCAGGCTTACCTGATCAACAGTTTGCTGGCTTTCGGTAGGCGAACCAGATTCAGCCACCCAGTAGGCGGTGCCAGCGCCGGATTGGCGAGGGATGGCAACGTTGCCGGTAAGGCCGGTCAGCACGGTGGCGCCAGCTTGATCCAATGCCGACGCATTGCGCAGCAGGTCGATAAAGCTGCCAGCATCAAGATCAGTAGCAACCAAGTTGCCACCAGCTGAAGCAGTGCCCACGTTCAGGTCACGGCGCAGCACATCCTGAGGGATTGTGATACCACGCGATTGACGGCCCAGCTTTGCAGCTGCAGCGTCAGATGCTTCGATCTCAAAAGCAGCAGCCTCACGGGCTGAGCGATCGGTCGGGTTGGCTAGATAGTTGATGGCACGCAGGAAGGAGAACTTACGGCTCTCCTGTGCGCTAAGGCCAATTTCAGCGGCGCTCATGTTGACAGGCTCCTGTTGAATGTTCATTTTGTCAAGAACAGCAGCCCGGGCCTCGTCGATTGAACGACCAGACTCGACCAGCTGGCGGCCCAGCTCGCCCATGTTGTGCTTGTCGCACATGGCAGAGATTTCAGCAATGCGGGAGCGCTCAGCCTCAACGGCTTCGGCCCGCACCACGGCCAGATCGGTGGCGTTGGTTTCCATTGAAGGAAGGGGATCAGGGGATGGTGCTGCCGAAGCAGCGGGTTTTGTGGGCGTCAAAGCGCGGCCGATGCCCACGGTTTTGTCAGCAGGAACGCTGACGATCGACACCTCGTAAGGTGCCCAGGCAGTGGCAACAAAGTCACCGCTGCCGCGCTCCTCCATTTTGTCAATGGAGTAGCCGAAAGACACGTTCCGTAGAACGCCGTCCTTCACATCACCCAAGATCTCTTGGGCAAAGGCATTGCGGCTGAACCGCACCCGCGCATAACCGCGGCGCCCTTTGCTGTCGATTCTCGCGCCCTCAACAACACCAATCACACGGTCCGGGTTGTGGTTAAACAGCAACGGTGCGCCATCGTTCAGACGGCTCAGGTCAGCCGCGCTGGCTTCATGGCTGAGAATCTCGTTGCCGAAGTACCGGGCAACGGGAAACTCAGAGCTGAACGGGAACTCGTAGGTGCGCTCCTCCACCTCGTCAAAGGTGGTCAGTTCAGCCCGCTGATATTTGCCGATGCCAGTCATGGATCGCAGTGCGTCGATCTTGGTCAGCGTTGAGAACTTGTGCCCAACCATCGTCTCGGTCGCCTCCCAGCCTTCATCGCCTTCGCTGTAGATCCTGATCAGCGCAGCCGGATCCTCAGGGGTGGCTTCAATGCTGAACTCAGTTCCAGGCACATTCAAGCTGCCTTCTCGAAGCACGTTTTCAATTCGGCCTCGCGCTGTGCCACCGCTTGAATCCCACTGAACGAAATCGCCATCGCTCAATTCATTAGGTTCAGCCCGGTCGGCAGCCATCGCGCGATCTTCTTGCAATGTCTTGATTCTATCGGTATTGCAATCAGCCATCAGTCTTCTGCATCCTCCAGCGGATCCTCGAGCACTGATAGATCTTCATATTCCTCGTCTTCCATTGATGATTCGGTTTGTTCAAACGCAGGCTCAGCACCCATTGGCATGAATGGCTGGGACACCCCGCTGCCGTTGACTTCGCTCGGGTCAGTGTCTAGCACGATGTCCAGCTCGTCAAGTTTGGCCAGCTCTGACTGACGCTGCGTTAGCACATCATCTAGATCACCACCCTGTTCGCTGATCACTTGCGCCAGTGTCTTAAACCCGCATCTCACGGCCGCCTTATAAGCCTCGACCTCGCGTTGCGGATCGACCCACTCCCAGCTGCGGGGCACCCACTTGCTAGCCCGGTAGCGGTCAGGGTTGGTTTCGTAACCCGGCAAATTCAGCGCACCGCTTAGCACCGCCATCTCAAGCCATGCCTCAAAGACCGGCTGGTGGAAGTTCTCGATCATGTACCGCTGCAGCACCCGATAGGTGTCACGCTCCTCCAGCAGGCTCAGCCGGCTGCTGCTGTAGTTGCTCTCGCTGAAGTTCTTGCTGATGCTCTCGAAGCTCACACCCACGCCAGCCGCCACGGCCCGCAGCATCGATCGGGTGAACGGCTCAAGCTGACCATCAGGTGCATTCAGATCAGGTACTGTCACGCTCTCGCCTGGTGCCAGATACTTGAACACGCCTGGCGTGAACTCACTCACCCGCTGACCTTCGTAAACCTCATCACCCATCAGCTCGCCCTCTGGCGATTGGATGAATCCCATCAGTGCGCTGCTAGCACGGGCACGCACCAACTCGGCTTCCTCATAACCCTGCAGCATGTGAAGCCGCATCAACGCCGACGCAAACCACGTCACGCCCCTGGTCTGCCCCGGCCGCTCCGGCAGGAACAGATGGATCACCTCATCAGCAGGCACCCGGATTTTCCGGCCATTGGTCCGAGGGTTGCCCGCGTAGGTGTCGCCCGGATGGTTCGCGTAGAAGTGATACGCCTGTGGCCGCAGATAACCATCCACCTCGATGCCCATCCGTACCGTGTTGCCCTCCGCTGCCTGCGGCACCTCGTCATCGATCAGGTAGTCGGCCTCAAGCACCTGCAATGCAAATGGCACCCGACTACCACCAAACGATTGGCGGATCATGCGGATGAACACCTCACCCGACTCGGCCATGCTGCGCGCCAGCAGGCGCTCCATGTCGTGAAAGCCCAGAAGCCCGCTTACATCGCAGCGGCTTTTGTGCATCCACCGCTCCCATTGCTCATGCACTTGGCCATTGATCACCTCATCAAGGCGCCCGCCGCGCAGCATCTTGATCTGGCCTTGATGCCGGATCCCATGGCCGATCACATTGTTCTGGATCGCGCGCACCGTTTGCCTTGCATAATCGTTGTCACGCACCAACTGACGCGCACGGTTGCGTAGTGCCTTGAAGCTCGACTTGATCTCGCTGTCAGCGCTGGTGCCACTTGTCACCCAGTCAGCAGTCAACCGGCTAACGCGTGCGCCTTGATAGGCCCGTCGCTTTGGCCGCAATGGCTCAAAACCCATCGCCCGAAACAGCCGCGTGCGCAATCCCATCAGAACCTCACGAATAGATTGTGGGGATTGCCAAGGCCGTTAGCGATCAGGTCCGCCATTTGCTCGCGCTTCACTTCAGCCTTGAGCTTACTTTCAAGCTGCAGCAAATCGGCCATATCGTACTTCTTGAGGTTGCGGTTGCCGATCGTGTATTCCTTCGCAACACCGCCAGCCACGATCGCGCGGATTGCTGCCTGCACCGCAGCCAAATCCTGCTCTGCCTGCGACCGTCCATCAACCGCTCCAGGTGTGCCGCTATAGCTCAAGCTACGCAACACCGTCAGCTGCCCAGATCCCATCGTCACCGTGCTGCCGGTCTTGGTGGCAACTGCCTGCCAAAACCACTGCCCAGCATCGAACCCCGTGCTAGTGCCCGCTGCGATCGTGAACTCCCACCCAGTCCCGTAAGCGCTGCCAACCACCGTTGCGCCTTCGGTGGCCGTATTAGTACGCAGGTAGTAGGTCAGCGTGTAATCGGAGCTGCTGATCGCATTGCCCAAATTATCGGCACCAGGCACATCCCGCCACTGGATCGTGTCGCCTGCTCTAATTTCGCTCGGGATGTTCACGGCCTACCAGTTGCTGACGAAGCCACTGACAGCTGCAGGAGCCGGCTGTCGTTTCGATCTTAGCGGCGGCGTCTTCCCATGCTCAAGCTGATCCGCCAACTGCTGCCACATCGTTGCCCGGTTCATCCGTCTTGAGAACAACAGCATCGCCGCATACGCATAGACCACACAGTCCAGCGCTTCGTTTCGATCACCTGCTTTCTTTACCCACTCACGAATCGGGAATCCGCGGTGGTAACGCAATGCCTGTCGTTCGCTGGTCAACTGCCTGAAATACTCCTCATCCGCTGCCATGCCGAAGTGCAGCGTCCCGATGCCGCCTGCTTCGTTATGCCGCAGCCGGCCGAACAGCGTTGTCTTGATCGTGTCAGTACCCAGCTGATACAGCGTCACGCCACGTTTCAGCACTCGACCCTGCCAGCTCACATCCACCTTGTTGCCTTTGCCAACTGCTGGGCTGTTGCGCCTGCTGCTTCCCTTGATCGCCACCACGTTCTGCCGTACGCGATCGCGCACATATCGGTAGACCTCATGGGTGCAATGACCACCACTATCCACCGCCACCTGCGACACCTTCAACACCTTGCCTCCAGCCGTTGCCCATTCCGTCACCAGCACCTGATCCAACTGGCCCCACACTTCCGTCTGCGTTGGATCACCCATCAGCTCTTGATGCCAGATCATCCAACCCGTTTCACCTTCA